AGTTTTTGAAAGCTTGTCGAAGAGAAAACGTTTGTGTGATAATTGATGAGTCGCACAAAGTCAAGAACCTGCAATCTCAGCAAACGAAAGCAATCAATCAAATCGTAAATACACTTGAGCGTACGGCGAACTCTGTTCATCTTTATCTTTGCACAGGCACACCGTTTACGAAAGGCTACATTGATTTGTATTCGCAGCTCAAACTTCTCGGCTATCCCGAAACGAAAGGCGACTTCGTTGAACGTTTCTGTATTCGTGGTCGAGTACCGGGTTTGCTCGAATGGCAGCAGCCGATTGTTGGATACAAAAACGTTGATGCACTTTTTAATCTCGTACATCATTACGCAATCACAATTCGAAGTGAAGACGTTATGGACTTGCCCGACAAATTTTTTGTCAACATCTCACAACCTGTTTCGCCTGCATTCGAAATGTTTACTCGAGAAAAGCGTAAAGGTAAAGACATTCTTGACTTTGCGAAGTCGCTCAAAATCAAGCTCAGTGAGTTCGACCAAAAACGTTACAACACAGAGAGCCTGTGTTCGAACCCGTTTTTCAGAAACATCGACTATCCGAGCTTGGACTTCTTTGCTGAAACGTCTGGAACTGCGTGGATGCGAGCTCGTCAATTGAGCACGGGCTTTATCGGAAACGCATCGAAAGCGATTTGGTATGACCGTTCTCGACTTGATGCACTCGAAAAGTTCTTGAGCGAAAACGAAGACAATTACTTGCTCTTCTACAACTACACGCCGGAATTGTGTGAGATATTCGAAATTTGCGAAAAGCTTGACTATAACATCGACGTTTATTGCGGCGAAATTAAAAGCTTGACGTTTTACGAACGATATGCAAAGATGTCCGACGCCGAAAAGCTCACGAATAAGAAGAACATTATCATCGCAAACTTTGCGAGCGGTTCGACCGGATTGAATTGGCAAGAGTATAACAAGTGCATCTTGTTCTCGACACCAGTTTACAAAGACTACGCACAAGGTCACAAACGTGTGCATCGTCTTGGACAAAAAGCAGACAAAGTGTTGTACTACTGTTTCTTCCAAAGAAACTGGCTTGACATGAACATGCGTAAAGCGCTCGATGGAACAATCGAATATAATGAAGACATGTTCCAAGCAGACCTTGCAAGAGTTAACGAATTGAGAGGTGAGTAATGAAAACGTACTATCATGCAACGCCGTTCAAAAATCTCATCGAGATACTTGATAAAGGCATCGAATGTCGAAACATCGAAGGCATCGTCTACATGTGCGAGACAGCTCAAGACTGTTTGAAGTTCGCGTATATGCACGGCAACACTGATGTGCTCGTGCTTAAAGTCAAAGTCAATGAGAAAGACGTCATCGAAACGTTCGACCATTCTCAGCAGTTCTTCAAATGTCGTTGTTTCGGTTCGAAAAAGCCGATTAAACAGCATAACATCATTGAATACGTGAGATACAAACTCTGAAGTCCATATATTCTATTTATAAACGTCGTGAAGTGTCTCAGATTTAACTCTGTGACCTCACGTGAAAGGAGAAAGCATTATGAAACTTAAACCGAAAGCATATTCTATGGGAACCTGTGGGTACGAAATTCTGTATAAATGTGCGAAATGCGCGTACCCATTCACTGTCGCAAACGACAGCTGGCACTTCTGTCCGTGTTGCGGTCAAGAGATTGATTGGGGCGTGATTATACAAGCAAACGAAGAGTGGAAGCAAAAGTTTTTGAAGACGCTCGACAAGCCTGAAGAAAAGCAAAAGTTGCTTGACGAACTCGATGAGCTCAACACTCATGCTGAGGTCGATACTCGATACGAGATGCGTCAGACTGAGGCGACAAAACGTGCGATTATGAAGTCGAACATCTCGTATTATCTTGGCAATGGCTGGACGAAAGAACAGCTCATCGAAAAGGGCTTCTTTAAGCCGGAGGACTTTGACGATGTGGCTCTCTGACATAACGAAACTTGACCAAAAGAACCGTACTCACATTCCGTCGACATACTTGCGCTTAATTGGCATCGAAGATAACTCATACGTACAAATTATGGTCGACACAGAACGAAAACTCATCGAAATCATTCCGATTGACGATGACAATTTACAGATATTGAAGGAGGCATCAAAATGAACATCATTCCTGACGACGACAGCATGACTTTTGAACGCGAAATACATAGAGGCGAGATTTTCTACATGACATTCAAAGAGCAAATCGGGAGTGAACAACAAGGCGGCAGGCCTGTCATCGTTGTTTCGAACGAAACTTGCAACAAGTTCTCGCCGACAGTAACAGTCGTACCGTTAACGACGAAAGACAAGAAACCTCTGCCTACCCATGTAGAGCTCAACGTTGAAGGACTTCCTGTGTACGGTACGATTTTGTGCGAGCAAGTACAAAGCGTGTCTCATTACAGGCTCGGCAGTTACGTTGCTGAAGTTGATGACCGCGTTATGCGTAAAATCGAAAAGGCGCTTTGTGTACAGCTCGATATCACGACAAAAGCCGCTGAAACAATGACAGTCCAAGCGCAGCCTGTTGTCAAAGAAGTCGTAAAAGAAGTTGTAAAAGTCGACAATACTGCTGTCGAGGAGCTCAAGACTGAGCTCGAACAGGTAAAGCTTGCACTCATCAAGGCTCAAGAACGTGAACGCGTTTTCAGAGAACTTTATGAAGAAACAATACGAGGTGAACACAAATGACGCCAGAAAAAGAGATACAAAACTCAATCATGTCATACTTCAAAAAACTCAAAGCTTCTGGAATTGACAATTACGTCGAACGACGTCAAGCAGGCGGCTTCGCATACAAAATGGGCTTGCCAGATTTATGGGTCGTCATTTTCGGCAAGCACATCGAAATCGAAGTCAAACGTCCTGGCGGACAGCCTCGTGCAACACAGGAGAAGTGGGCGAGACGTTTCACCGAAATGGGCGCGATTTACTTGTGTGCAGACTCTATAATAGCCGTCATTGACTTGATTGAAAAACTTAGCGTTGAGTACTTCAATGCAAAAGGAGGTAAAGCATGACAACCGCAAAAGAACGTGTCGAACTCGAGCTCAAAGAACTCGAAGAACGTCTCGGCAAGCTCAAGACGTTTGTGTTGAGTGAGCTGTTTTCGAGATTGTCGACTGTGCAGCAGATGTTGCTTATGTCACAAATCGACATCATGACGTCGTATGCAAACTGTTTGCATCGTCGACTTAAGTTTTGGGAGGACTAAACATGATTCGCTGCAAATCACATCCCGACGCAGGAACGCTTATTCGCTTAAAGGGTCCGCATATTGGAGTATATTGTAAACAATGCGGCAAATGGCTCAAGTGGATAAGCATCAATGAAGTTGATGAGTGTGTTAAACCTGAACTCGACGAAACAATCGATGTCAAATTCACACCACCTGATACATTCACAACAACACTTGCTGAACACTCTGAGCCCTCTGAGGACGACGATGATGTTCCGTGGTAACGTTGTTTACTTTTGATACTCTGAGTTCACCAGATGACTTCTGAGACGCTTTGTGTGTTTAATATATATTCCTATTAAACTTCTCGTCAAGTGTCTCAGAGTTAAACGTGTGAATTCGTTTTCCAAATCTTTATCTGGAAAGTAACCGAAACGTTAAGTCTCGGTTACTTTTCTCTTTTCTGAAAAATATTTTGAAAAACTTTGCAAAAAGTACATCAAAGTAGTTTACTTTTGAGAAAAAGTGTGATATAATAAATACAAGATAAAGATAAGGAGTACCCAATCATGAGTGACAAAACATTTATTGTGACGAAAGAAGAGATGGACCCGAAGATGTACGAACTGCTCATGCTCGATGTTGAGCGAATTCGTAAGTCTTACGGGAAAGACTGGAAAGGCAAAGTCGCAGGAATGACTGTTCGTTGCGGAGTCAGATACTGGCTTACTTCGAACGAACCCGGCGAACTTACAATCGAACAGTACAAACATGCGAAGGAGACGTACAAAAGATGATTGACGTAAAGCAAATCAAACCCAATCACGCAGACCACATCAGCGGCTACAAAGAGAAGTGGCTTAACGAGCTTTACAGGTTCGAACCTGTGATTGCTCAGCCCAAATATGACGGTGAAAGAATGCTCATTCATTTCGACCAACATCAGGCTGCATGCACGTCCAGACGAATTTCGAAAAAGACGAGCAAGTTCATGCAAAACGAGGACAAGCTTCCGATTATCTCCGCAATCGCAGGTCACATTGACCTCGAGTACACAGTGTTGGACTGTGAGTGCTACCAGAAAGATTGGAGCACAATTGTCGGAATTCTGCATTCATTGCCTGAACGTGCGATAGAGCTTTCTGAAAAGACGCCTCCGAAGTTTGCAATTTTCGATTGCTTGTGGTATGACGGCGTTTGTCTTGAAGATAGACCCTATCTTGAGAGACTCAAATACGCAATCAAAATGGTTGAGCTCATCGATTGCAAATTCGTTCATCTCGTTGATTTTATCGACGACGAGCTCAAACCCAACACTATCGAGCACGCTCACTTCTTCAAATCTATCGAAGAACAGGAGCAAGCGATGCAAAACGCGATTGATGCAGGTTTTGAAGGCATCGTCGTTAAGTCACTCAAGAAAACGTATCGTGATATGGGCGCATCGCTCAAATGCAAGAAGTTTGAAACAGTAGATGTTGTCGTATACGATTACGTACAAGGACGTGGCAAATATATTGATACTGTGGGTGCTCTTTCGATTGGCTATTACGACCCCACGACCGGTAACATCAAGCACATTTCGCAAGTCAATTGCGGAACAGATGCTGAGAGAAACATGTGGCGTGACAGATGGTCTGAACTTAAAGGTTCGGTCATCGAAGTCAAATGTCAAGAAGTTACTGAAACAAGCTTACGACATCCTGTGTACATTCGCTTGAGAGAAGACAAAACGGCGGAAATGTGCACGAAAGATACAATCTTCAAGGAGGTGTAAAATGAGCGACGGAATTTTTAACGCAACGGGCGGAGCATGTGAAGACACTGAAGACATAGACCTTGCATGCGAAGACGAAGAAGTTGAATGCTATCACGATTGCAATGGCTTTTGTATGATTTCGGCTTGCTGTGGACAATGTCCGTTCGAAGGCGGTGAAAAGCTCGATTGCGAAAGCTACGAGGAGGCATAACATGATTTATGAAGCAAAGTGCCCTATTTGCGGCAAAGTCAACAAACTCGAGGTCGATGACACGACATTCATGGCTTACAAAGCAGGCGTTGGCAAAATTCAGCATCTGTTTCCTGACCTCAAACCTGAAGAGCGTGAGCTCATTCAAACCGGCATCTGCAACACATGCTGGAACGACATGTTTCCGGAGGACGAAGAATGATGTATGCAATTTTCTGGCTTGCAGTGGTCGCGCTCATTGTGAGCCTGAGTGTTGGAGCTTACTTCTTAATCAAACGACTGTTCACGAAACGTAAAAAGTAACAAAATGAAACCCGGAAGACCTCCGGGTTTTGTCATGTTTAATTTTAGTTACTTTCCAATCAATCGTTGTCAAAATGGGTTCACCAGTTTAATTCTGAGACACTTCGCAAGATGTTTAATAGGAATATTTATAAAACGTCAAAAGTGTCCCAGAATTAAACTAGTGACTTCGTTTATCTTAAAGTAAACGGAACGAATCCCGGACATCTTTCGACACCCGGGACCGCCCAAGATAAATAAGAGAACCCGCAGAGCAGATTACGCGTAGGTAATGCGACCACACGTGAACTGCCATCTCTGTTCTGCCGCTTTAGCCGAAAATTCCTGAGGAGGAACTTGTACAGGGTAACAGTCTTCGCATGTAGCGATGACTTTGTTGTTGGAGTCGCTGAGCGTGAGTGTCACGCCCTCGATGTTATCGTCCGCGCTTTCGCTGTAGAAGTATGCAACGAACGTTTTGAACTTTGCAACCGCATCACTCAGCTGACTGATAGAAACTTCGCAAGTTCCAACACGGCTCAGGTTCTTGTTGTGTACCCAAGCGCCTGTTGCAAACGAGTCTGTTTCCCAAAGTCTGTCGCTTGTCTGAATGTTGATTGTCGAAAGAGCATCGCCCTCGCCGCCGATTTGAACATTTTTGAAAAGCTGACTGATTTTGCTGTCGTTCGATGCGATAGACAGAATATAGTTTGCAAGAGAATATCTCATTTTGCGACCTCCTTAAATGATTTCGCCGTTCACCGTAATAGCGCGAATGCCATACTGGTCGGCGATAATGACGTATATGGGAGGAGCTTTACGAGCCGCACGGTCATTTTCCGTGAGCGCAGACATCGGCAACACTTGCACGAAGTAGCCATTCGTTAAGGGCGTTCCCTCTTCGATGATGGTGTACTGTTTTCCGTTCGCGGTCACAGTCATCGTCTTGTCTGTCCATACTTTGTCCGTGCTCAAATAACCACAGCTTCTGTAGTTTTCAAGCTCCTTTGAGATTGTTGCGTAGATTTTGCCTACGCCGTCAACGTTCTTGATTTTCGTAACGAGCAACTCGAGCAACCTGTCTGTGAGCGTCTGATGCAAAATAATACGAACATAAGAGTTCGTTAAGTCCGCACCGTTTTTGAGGTTGCCGCCCAAGTCACGAACGTTTCCGGCGAAATATGTGTCGACGTTGATATTGTTGAGTGACAAAGTCTCATAGAGCTCGTCTGTCAAAACCTCTTCGTCGATGCTCTCGGCAGTGTACATGTAGTCGTTCACAGTCGAAACGCCGTAAACGTCAATGCCGCTCAAATATGCCGCCATCGTCATTTCCGCGCCATATACCTTCGAGTATTTCGAAGCAAAGTTCGTAATAACGTCAGTATCTGTTGCAGTCATCGTTCTACCAAAGATGATTTTCTCGTTTACACCGTAAACGTCTTTGTCGGTTTCACGAGTTGTTGCGATTTTCTTGAGCGCGGCATACGCAAGCTCGACATTCTCTTTAGCCGAGCATTGTGCGACCAAAATGAACTTGTTGTCGAGAGACTTAATCATCGCCGCGGTTAAATTTGTATAGTCCACACCTTCGATGACCACAACTCTTGCGCCTGCATTCTGAAAATACATCGACAAATATGCGTTCGTATCAGGGAATGTCGTCTCAGGGTAAACTGCACTTGCAGCCGCCCACGAAGCAAGAATTTCGTCATCGCTAATGTTTGTAGTAGTGTTGCCGGATATTTTACCAAGCGTTCCTTCATGTGTGTACAACACAAGCGTATCACGAGTACCACTTATCTGTGTCTCCACATGTTGCTTGATATTGATATCGACAAAACGTCTTACATCAATGTCATTCATTGTTTTCGTCTCCTTCATAAATTGTATTGACAGGGTCGACCTTTTCGAATGTCTTGTCAGGCGTTACCTGCTTGATACTCATCTTGCACGAGATAAGAATTTCGGTGTCATGTCTGTGCCACATCACATCGTTCTTAAACTCATTTACGCTCGAGTCGTTTTTGACTTCCTCGATGTACACGCCCTCTTCGTAAAGCGCTTGCCGTACAGCTTGCGTTCTTAAACGGGCGATGAGCTTGTTCATGATTGTCGCAGCGTTGTCACCATACAAGATGATGTAGAGCGTATACGACTTATAGAACGACACCGTATCGTCGACTTCGGTCATACTTACGTCGCCGTCATTTTCACGAGTTCTGAGTTCGAACAACATAAGCTCTTCGCAAGGACAAACGCTGTCAAATTCTTGCTTCGTCAGAAGCTTATCGAGCGTCGCCCCATACGTTGTGAGTGCATTGCGAACTCTGTCAGAAGGAAGTTCGGCTTGAATAATCAACTGATTGCGTACGAGCTTATTAAGTTCATTGATGTCCGCAATCGTGTTCATATCAGCTTCTCTCCTCTCAAATATTTGATGTAGTCAGCGAAGTCTCTGTATGCGGCAAGTTGTATCATTGTAAGAGATGCCTCACGACAACCGTATTCGTCGTACGGATGCGTCTCATTGCATCTCAAAAAGTCGCCGTTATACTCGATGATGTCGCCAACATCTATACGATACAGGCTCTTGCAATAGAACATATACCGCACCTCAGCAGTGTTGCCGTCTTTCGACTGTCTTTCACGCTTTGTTTGAACTTGCAACGAACCTCGGATTGTCTTTCGTTCATACTTCAACTTTGTGTTTCCGTACTCATCCACGTCGCCCGCTTTATTGACGACGTAAATCGGATAGTCAAACGAAAATTCATCGATTGCGTCAAAGAAAAATGTAGGGTCGACGAGATGATTTGTTCGCATATCAGTTCGCCCCCGGAATAGGATGAGACGTTACAACGAAAATGCTTGCAACGTTCTTCGTTTTCAGAAGCGCCCAAAGCGCGGCGCCGTAAGACGTTTGGTTCCAGAACTTTGCTTCGTCATCGGAACTCATTGTCTTATCGATGTCGTACGCTTTCGAAAAGCCCCCAACACTCATAGACGACAGTACGCCCTTTGTCGTACCGCCGCCTGCGATAGAGTCGAGCGTATCTCCAACTGGCGCCTGCTGTTGTTGAGCAATGATTGTCGCGTAATGCGCAATACAATAACTCATTGCAAGCTTCCAGTCAGAGCCATAAATGCTCTTGAAGATTTTGTTGTTCGCAATTTCGTAGAGATTGTCAAACATCATCTGACCTTCGTCGGTCTCCATAAATTGCTTAAACTGCGGCATCCAAAAGGTGAAGTCGGCGACCGTGAAAGGCGGGTTTTTTCTGTCCGTTTGTATTCCGATTATCGCCATACTGACGCCTCCTTACTGTCTTTTTGCGTAGTCAATCGCTTTCTGCAAATTTCTCAAAAAGCGTTCTGCTTCAGAAACAATAACCGTTCCTTTTGACGGCCAACCGATTTCAGCATGACCGTTTCTATCGACGACACGAACATCATCAAAATCACGACGTTCAATTTCATCTTTCACGCTGTCTTCAAGGTTCTTTTCAGTGACGTTTCCATTTACGACCGCCTGAAGATTTTCGATGTGACGATTTTCATCGTTTCGAATCGCCTCAATTGCCGCATAAGACTCATCAGGAATTTTGCCTTTGAGATTTTCAAGAGCAACGTTGTAAGCGTCAACAGCAGCACGTTCGTCCTCAAGCAGCGCGTTCACAGTTTGAAGAGGCGATGCTTCGTCTTTCAGCTGAATTGCTTTCACAGCCGAAACGGCTTCATCGTACGTGTTTGCCTCAACCTTATACTTCTTGTCGCCCGTATCGACAATAAATTTTTTCATCGTTCTGTCTCCTTCTATGCAAAAGGCGCCGACAACATCGTTGTCGTTGTCGACGCCTGTGCAAAGATATTTGTTTGTGCCTTACTTCGTGAAGTCCCAGTAAGACACGACGCCGAATTCCGCATTGTTCGTGTTGTAAGGCATCTGAATTTCCGATACCTGACCGACGAACGCCGAAGTGTACGACATCTTGTCGATGTTGGGCAGCGTGATGTAGTGCTGCATCGGGTACGGCATATCGAGACGAACAAAGTCCTTGTCGTTCTTGTAAGCCACGATACGGCCGTGTTTGCCAGTACCCATGTCGTTGAGCGCGGGTCTGGACTCGATTTTGATTTTGACTTCGCCGGAGCTTTCGTCAGAACCGAGGTTATGGTCCAGAATGAACTTACGAAGCGTGTTCGTGTAGAGCGCCGAGAAACGGGAGCTCAGGTCCGAACCAACGAACGTAGGAACGAGGAACGTATCGGGCATGATGCCGATGTTCATGCCACTGTTGAGCAAATACGTTTCGAAAACGCCATTGAAGAAAGCCACAACATCAGCATCGGACATGCCCTTGAAGCCACTGTTCGCCGCCGTAGCGGAGCTATTGTCGATTGTGGTGACCAAAACGTTCGAGCTGTTGAACATACCGGTCGTACCTTCGATACCCGTGTAAGCAACCTTTTGAACGAAGAGGTCCCATCCGGCAACAATCGCGTTGCTGTAGATGTCCTGAATGCTTTTTTGAAGCGTGAGTTTCTTCATCTTTTCAAGCTCGATGAAGCGCAGGTCATACGCAACCTCGAACGTAAAGACGTTCACACGTTTCTGGTTGAGACCGGCGTTGACGCGCGGAATGTAGTTTGCGTTGTTTCCAACCACGTTCCTGAATTCGTTCATGATACCCGCCCAGTCGACCGTGTAGTAGGAAACGTAATCGACGAAGCCGCCGCCAACGTCCACCGAAACGTCTTTCTGGTATGTGACGAAGTATTTGGGTTCGTAAAGCTTCGTGTGAAGCTTGGCGAGTGTTGTGGTCAGGAATGCGAAGTTGGTGTCATGCACCTTCGCGTCCCCGACGTATGCTTTGCGCATACGAGAACCGTACATATCGCTCAGACCGAAGCACTGACCTCTGTGGGAGGCCGAAACGCTATCGACGAAGAAGTTTTTTGTCACGGTACTCGGAGTGAATGTTCCTTCCATCTTGTTTTACCTCCTTAGCAGATTTTGCGTACTTCAGCGAGCAAAGTCGTGCCTTGCTGTTCGTAAATACCTGTGAATTCATACCCAGGCAATTCCACGATTGTGCTTGCTGCGATTTTATCGGCAGTAGTTACTTCAGCAGAAGCAAGAACCACCGCTACTTTTGCGCCGTTTTTAATTTGTGCAAGTGTTGCATCGCTCTTAAGAGCAATGGCGATGAAGCCGTTCATGAACAGGTTGAACGCTTCACCGGGATTTGTGATAGGTCCGTCGTTTGTCTTACCCCACGTATCTTCGAGCTTAACGTTGGTCGCCAACACAAAGCCCGCAAATTCGTTGATGTCCGTCAGCGCGGTCGCCTTTTTGTAGTAGCCGGTCGTCGAACCGTAGACCACCATGTCACCGAAGTTGACGCCGTCGGTACCTTCGATGATGCCGCCCTCGACGTTGTACTTATCGGAAACGGTGGGGTAGCCGCGCATGAGCTGCTTGATTTTATCTTTGATGATGAGACTCATGATTATCTGTTACCTCCGTATCTTTTTGCCCAAGCCGCGGAAACGTCGTCTTCCTCTACGCTGTCCTCGGTCTTGACGGTCTTTTTTTCGATTGCGCCGGCACTCTTTTTGATGGAGTCCTTTGCCTTTTTCGGTTCATCGGTATCGATGACCTCTTCGATTTGCTCTCCCTCGTCCTCGATTTCCTCTTCCTCTTCCTCTTCTTCCTCGACCTCTTCATCAGTGGTCGTATCAACAAGAGCGCAGAGCTTGTCGGCCATGCCGGCAAGTTTCTTGAGGGAAGCGATTTCCTCGGGAGACAGCGCATCATCTGTGCAAGTGTTGGTCAAAGGCTTTTTGGTCTCGTCTTCGTCGTCGGTCTTTTTGACCTCTTCGACTTCCTCGACCTTATATTCTTTGCCGTTCTCGTCACGAACATTGAATTTCATAAAGTCATGTCTCCTTTTAATCTTTATATGATTATTATAATACATTCGATGCAAAAGATATAATCATACGAAAAATTCTTTTACATCTCGAGTTCACAGTTTAATTCTGAGAACATCTAATGGCCAAGTATAATATTTCCTATTATACTCGACCAAAAGTGTCCCAGAAGTCTTCCTGTGAATTACTTCGATACGTTTACTTTCTTCGTCATGTCAACAATTTCGTCGACTTTCTTGTCCCAGTATTCCGCATCGAATTCGTAACCATGTTCAATCGCGTAAGCCTGAAGCTTCGACATCACACTGTCTTTCTTGACAGCGCCTGCGGACTTGCCTTCTTTCTTAAGTATCGAAGATACGTCCGAGTACAGAGTCTCAGCATTCGCAATCAACTCGTTGCAAGCATTAAGCATATCGGTCGTGGCTGCCGAATTTGCCGCTTCCAACTTAGCCTTTTCAGCTTCGTCTGTAGTGTTTGCAAGTTGCTTACGAATTTTGATTTTCGACTTGATATTCGCGATAAGCGCGATTACGAGTGGAACCGCAACAGCTACTGCCGATGCGACCGCGTATACAACTTTCAAGATTGTTTCGATGTTCTGCATAATACCTCCTTTGTCAACGGCGAGGCAGTACAATGCCAGGCATGCCAGGGCGACCTTCAACAACAGACTGAAGCTTCGCCTTTGTGTCGGCAAGGTCTGCTGCGATTGCTTCGAAACCCGTACCAACGAGCTCTTCGGCCGTCTTAATGGTAGTGGTAGTGTGCTGAACTGCGTCGACGTTATCTCCTGCACAGTTGTCGTTAGACGCGTCATGAAACGTTTCGGTTTCCTCTGATACCTCCTCGACAACAGCGTGGTCCGCGACTTGTTCGACTTCTTCGTGCTCGATTGTTTCGCTCGTCTGTTCGGCAGTTTCTGTCGAAGCGGTCTCGGTATTTTCATACGCAAGCATCGCATCGATGTCATTGATGAACTCGACGAGCTTGTTCATCTCGGGCGTCACCTTTTCGGCCTCAAGCTGAGCACGATACGGCTGTATCTGTTCTGCTTCAAGCTTTGCACGCAAAGCCCCGACTTTGTCGTCGATGTCTTTCTGCCGAGCGTCGATAAGCGTCTGCAAACGATGCATGTACGAAGCCCTTGTTTCGATAAGACTCATAGCGTTTATTCTCCTTTTCTAAAATTTATATCAATCCTTGCCACGTAAGGAATAGATATACGACAGCTGCGATTGCCATAACGGCAATGATTGCGATTAGAGTCCACAAAAAGCCTTTCACAGCTTTCGGACGGTCTTCATCGGATGCTCCCGCAATAAGAGCTCCGACCGTTCCCTTTAAGAGTTTGCTGAGCAAAAAGAACGGGCACAACACAAGCGTGAGCAAGTAGAGCAAGAAGAGATTGAGCGGCTCTTCAATGCCGACGAAGCGCATGATGGGTTTGACGCCATTGTAGTGATATCGCCGTTTGCATTCTCTGTTCGCCCATTTATCTTCGATAGCACGATGCTCATTCTTTTGTTGTTCGGTTTGAAGTACTTCACTCGCAAAATCGACCTTTTGCTTTTCAAAGTCTGCACGTTTCTCTTCAACTTCTGTGTGCTTGACTGCGGCTTTTTTGAGAGTCGATTTGACTTTGTCAACGAATTGCTCGTCTTCTGCACTCGCCTCAGCCAATACGTTGAGCTTGACTTGTTCCATCGCAGCGCCGAATTGCGTTTCAGGCGCAGGCACTTGTAAAGGAGATGTATCAGGCAAATTCTCAACGACTTCGCTCACAGCCTTCGATACGTTTTCGACATGCTCCGCAGCTTTGACCTCAGGCAACTCAACGTCATCTTTCGCTTCAATAGGAGCGTCCACGGTGTTGGACATTCCATCGAGTCGAGCTTGCTCTTCTTGCATTCGTTTAAGAGCCGCGCTCACTTCATTCATGTCTTCAATCATAATGTATAACCTCCTTTTAGACTCGAACAAGTTTGCATGTTATGCTTCGTGCAAGCTGTCCTGTATCGAATAACGGGTGATTGCCTTTTTTGCGAGCTGCAACACTTGGTGCGTTGGGTGCGAGTCGACCGTCGTTTGAATAGATTATCTCTCGAGCGTAGTTCTCCATACGAACGCACATTTTGTTGAGCTCTTTCTCAAGTCCTTGCTCACCGACTTCGACATACGCTTTAAGCGCTTTTTGCATCACACTCTTGATGAGCGTGTTCCCGTATTCTATTGTCATTTTGAGTACGGGTCGTGCTGGTAAATGATGTAGTGGCGACCCGTTCTCATGTATGAACATCAGCTCAGCATTCGTTATGCCTACGCTGTATGTTGTTTTGCGTTTCGTCTTCGTACTAAACACTCCGATTTGAATTTGATACTCAGGAATGCTTGCAAGATATTTACGAAGACCTTCACTGACGTCGCTCATTCTTTTACATACTTCTTAATGTATTCAGGTACTTTTTTGCGAATGAGTTCTTTAAGCTCATTATCGGGTAACAAAGACTCAGAATAAAGTGAACGCATTGCTTGAACGACTCTGTCATATTTGCCTATCGAATTATTTTTACCCATTTCGTTGAGAACTTGTTTCGTAAACACAACGACTTTATGGCCATCATCTTTCACTTTCGAAATTGCGTCCTCAATCGAATTTGCACGCACTTTACGAACATACGTTACGCCGTCCTGTTCATACTCAACTGTGAAGAGTTGCTCTTTGCTGTCTTGTGTTGTCGAGTCTCTTGCTTCAATGATGCCTTTATTACGATACGAGGGATTTGCTTCAAGAAACTCTTTTACAGCAGCTTCTTTCGAAACAGCTGGCCAATCTGCAACCTTATACGCGCCAAATACGTTTTTCACGTAAATCTTGAAGTTTTTTTCAGCTTCGTCTTTTGCGTCGATAGGCTTGTTCGCCTTTTTGTAGTTCTCCTCTTCAACGACAGTCCACTCTTCATTCGAAGCGTCAATAATTCTCGCCGGACCGCTCGCAACTTGATGCCAGCCGTTTCGAGCAAGTTCAGCTTTGATTTTCTCAGGCGTGTCATCGCCCATTTCAAATTTCGTGTAACCCCAAGCACCCTCTTTCATCGAGAATGTTTTGCCGATGTAGAAGTACAGATTTTTGTCGATGTCCGACTGCATCACGTAAATGATTTTGTCTGTGCCGGGTGTTTTCGTTGCTTGAATATCTTTCATACCTTCGTCCTCGATTTTATATTTTCCGTCGTTACAGTCGACAATCACGAACTCCATCTTGTCATTGCGTTCAAGCGAGCCGCGATGATATCTCGCAGCTTCAATACTCGACTCTGTCGCATCGACAAATGCATTACGTCCATATTGTTTCCAGTAACGTTTAACGACTATCGCATAGCCCTGACGAACTTGCCAAACTTTGATGCCCGCATCGTCAACGCTGTCTCTAAAATTTTCACGAATTTCCGCATTTGGAATACCATCGACATTATGCGTAAATTCTTTACGAAGACGATCTGTGTTTCGTCTTGCTTCTTCATGTGTTTTGAACGCTCCAGCCATAAATTTACGACCTGTTTTGGGGTATGTCAGCCACAATTCGTACGGGTATTGTTGACCACAAAATCTTATATCATCAACACTGTCAACAATGCGTGCGATGCCCGCACGACCTTGTTTGCAAAGTGCGACGTGATTACCGCGTATGTTGCGTTGACACGGTTCGCCGTCATCATCGATATCGCAGTCGTAACCACAACTCAACTCTTTGTATTCGCCGCTCTCAACAGCTTCGACTGCGTCTTTGTCTGTGATAACGAGCGTGCCCATCATGACAGGCTTTCCGTTGTCTTCGCCCTTGTGAATATCGCGCACAAAACCGACCGCAAGCTCGTTATGATTTTCCGCATTGACGTCGTGGTCAGGGTGCTCGATACACACCGCTTTGTTCTCAAACGAAGCCATCGCCTTGTCAGAAAACACCTCATCGTCAGTGCGTTCAACGTTCACAATTTTGTCGGGGTCTTCGCATGTATCACCAAAAAGCTCGCAACGTTTATATTCTTGTTTGCCGGTTCTGCTCAAAATGGCGTCCGTGCAAATCAAATAACCCTCAGGCGTTTTGAACTTGTGAGGGCCAAGTTTTTCTGCTACAAGAAAGCGCATTATCTATCTCTCCTTCATAAATATTATATCATCAAAAGTGCCCAAAGTATAATCAGAGCGACAAACTTGTGTTGCCGAATTTCGTCGTAAATTGAACGTCACAATGATAGTTGTGTTTATCAAGATTGCTCGTAAAACTCGTAATCTCCAACACATCTTGATGCTCTTGTATCGTCTTCATTACAAAATTGTCGATTGTGACTTTTGCTGTGTCTTCATCGACAAGCGGCATACCGTACTGATAGTTGTACCAGAGCTCGTGTTGTATGACGCTCAAGCGTTGAATGAGACAGTCTCTGACCATCGTGTTTTCGCTTGAAAAATTGTCGTGTTTGTCGTTCGGATTGACGAACTTTGCTGTGCCATCCGTGTTCGTTCCATACGACCCAAACCACACAATCGCACGTCGTCTTGTTGTGCCCGAACGTTCATCCATAACTCGTCTGACTCTCATACCGCGAACACACCTCCTACATCATTTTCGTCTGCCCAGAATGAATTTCCGCCTTGACCGTTTCCGTTAGCCCAGACCAAAATGTTGAGCATTTCGGTAATAGTGTACGTATATCGAATGCCGAGATGTTCGACAGTCAAATAGCCGCCTCTGAAGAGCTTGTCGATGTTGGGCGTTACATCTTCACTCTTGTTCAAGTAAGCGTCAACACTTGCATCATACGTGTCATTGTAGACAGGCAAAATCTGAAGACCTGCGTCTGTATAGTATTGCATGACTTGCTCATACGTGCCGTTGCAGTAGTTTCGAATGATTTGCGCCTTAATGAGCGTTAAGAACTCTTTATCTGTCAACGACACAGTCGCAGCTGTTTTTGTCGTCGAAGTCGCAGTCTCGTAATACTCGAGTGAAAACGTTCTGCGTAAGCCGAAGAGATTGCCAATCATGTCAAGCAAATCGCAATTGTCGTCGTAATCTTTGAGCTGCGAGATTGTGTCTAAAAAGTCGTTGTCGTAGATGTTGAGCAAATACAAAAGCAAGTCACTTGTCGGTGACACGCCTTTGAACTCGTTTAGTGCGATGCCTTGTTCGTCATCGCCTTCGCCCATCAAGAGCTCATACCACAAACGAAAATGCTCGATAAAACAATCGTCGTTGCGCAAATAGAGCGGAAGCTTTCGTTCGTAGTATCTGAACTCTCGTATTGTCAACGGTATAAGATGCTTCATGCTGCCTCCTTATTGAATTGTGAGCGTGTACGTTCCATCAGTCTCTTTTTTGAACGAAAACGTCGAATACTCGTAATATGTGTCTGGATTGTCTGTATTCGCAACACTGACGTTCGATGCACTCACAGTGTATGTTCTCTGACCCTTGAATTCAGGGTCCGCCTCAAGAATTGCGATGAAAATCTGGTCGGCGTCAATGCTGTCGCCAAGCTTGATGTTATTCGCGTAATTGTAAACTTCCTGAGCAATCGTTGCGAACTCGTTTTCTGTGAAGTATTGTGTCGGTTTGATTTTCGCAGTGATTGTCGGCTTAATCGCGACCGCTTTCTTCCAATACACAAATTGATTGAGGTAGTTTATCGTAACGCCGAGCATTTGAGGAATAAACTCATATTGCTTTGCTATTCCGTTTGTTGCAGCAGCGGTCGAAGCAGTTGTTTTGATGCCGGGCGTCAATTTCGTGTAAATCAAATCGCCGATTGTCGCATCGGCAATGTTCAGACCTTTTTGCTGACGAATGATGATATACATGTTGTGCGGAGCAATAACTGTGCCGTCTTTCGCAGTAGCATTCGCCAAAGTGTTGTTGTTGTAAATGCTTACATCATCGATGCCTGTAACTTCCAACAATGCGCCCACAAGACTTTCAAGTACACTCACTCCGTTTGCTCCCGAAGATTGTGCACGTCTTTGCCTCAGCTCTGTGTCACTCTCTTCATTGCTTCCACGAACTGCGTTTTCAGTTTGCTCGACCTTCAAGTTCATGACAAGAAGCGTCTGAGCAATCCATCCTGCAGGAGCATCGACAGGTCCAGACTCTGTGCAAGTGACCTTGACCTCAGCGCTTTCACTAGGTCCAAGTGTTACGCTCACATCGCTCACCCATTCGGTTCCGGACTTGTCAACGAAAGTGATTTGATTTGTAACGTTGCCGTTTTCGTCTATATCACCGAATGTGACCGGGTCGCCTGTCGTAAGCAAGCTCGTTACGATAATCGATGCAGTCGACTTTGTTGCGCCCATTCGATTGACGTTCGCCAATCTGCAAAGTGCATCAAGATAGACACCGCTTGCAGTATCAACGTCGAGATTTGAGTATAAGCTCTTCATAACCTGTAAGATGTTGTTGATGATGAGAGCCATGTCGTTGACGAACACGCCATCAGCACTTGCTGTGCTTAGGTCGATGTCGGACCCGTACACCTCTTTGTAGCGTTTGATAATTGCGTCCCTTACATCGACGAACTCTGCAACTTCCATGCCTGCACTCGCAAGTCTTACGAAGTTGCCGATTTCAAACTTTCTGTCTTTAAGCATTCTCTTATACCTCCGGTTTTCTGTAGATTAAGCCAACGACAATACCGTACGCTTTTTCATGATACAGAGTCGTTTTAGAGTCCGTGTTTGCCTGACCTGCTTTGAATGCATTCAGGCTTGCTCGAAAATCGTTGTTCGTGAAAATCACCAACACAACGTCACTCACTTTAATGTCGAGACCTTGCAGCTTGATGCATTCGATGTTTGTGTTGCAGTCTGTAATGTACTCACATCTCAAAACGTCACCGTTTATCTCACGAACAACGCAAACGTCTGCGACATTCAGTGTTCTAAACACGTTATTCTTGAGCGCAAAGCATACGTCTAAGAACGAACTGTTTTCGGTATTATTTCCGTGTGCCATTAGCCAATCTCCTTTGCAAGGTACGCTGATATTCTCGACCTCGTCTTAGCATAGATTTCGATGAAGAAGTTCTGTCCTCGATTTTCGAGTTGATAGTGCATCTCGTAAATCATATACTGACCGTTCTCGTCGAGTAAGCCGCCAAGATTTTTCGTTGCTTCGCTTTGAGATGTCACGTTAATTTGAATGAGCGAGTTGTCCATCACGATTGTGTCGCCGCATTGAAACGCAAATGTCGGCATCACAGAGAACACCAAACCGTCGGCTGTCATACGAGGAAACCCATTCGTTAAGAGCAACGTATCTTCATTAAGTTTTATGACGCGTGCGTTGCTCTTGTTCGCATCGAACAATGTCATGAATGAGTTGCCAATACAATCCGAACTCGATATGTACGAGCCCTTTTTAGTGGTCTGGTCATTGACCCATTCTGCAGCAGTTTGATTGTGCGCATTCTCAATGCCCTCTAAGAATTGCTTCTTAAATTGCGTCGAGATGTTCGGGTTCGGAACACCTCCGACCTTGCACACAAAGTTTATCGCCGAGTACATGTTGATGCCGGAGTTGAAGCTCAAATTGATGCGTCTTTGACCGTAAGACGCAACAAGATGGGACGCACAAAGTATCGTCACAGTGTTGGTGTCGACGCTTTCTCGTAAGTTCGAGATGTACATGACCCCACCCTCAAAAATTGTCTGAACACCGCTCGACTTATACCCGCACTCAATCTTGATGTTGTAGAATTGCCCTGTGATGATTTGCACAATCTCAACGTAAGTCAAGTTCGAGATTTTGACTGTGCAATTGTCTTTAAGTGTGCTCATGAACTTGTTGCCGTCCACAGATATTGCAAGACCGACACCGCTTTCATTCTCTTCAAAAACGAGTTGCTTGTTTTTCCCGTTCTGTCCGGGACTTTTCGTTGTGAGTGTTATTCGTAAAACTCGCATCCAAGCTTTAACTGCCACGATGTCACCTCCTTGCTTAGTATTTGATGGCCTCTTGAATTATTTTTGTGAGCGCATCAGAAAAATCGACTGGACTTAATTGTGCTGCACAAATGAAGTATCGAGTCAAATCGTTCGGGTCAGCGTTTGCGTCTCGAATGAGATACACTCGACTTTTGCTCGTACTGAAAAGCATGTTGTTATCATTGCCGTCAGTGAAAGCATTGATTGCGCAGTTTGTATTGGTGCACTTGATTGTTGTGTCATTGATGTCACTGATGTTGAGCTTGTACGCATAACCCGAGTCAACGTTGTTTCTCTCAAAGTTGAAAATGTAGTACGAGCCATCAATGTTTACAAGTGTCTCTTGAGCTTTGTTTTCACTCACACTCCACACTTTCATCGCACCATCAAGCGTTTGAATTTTGTTGTGAATACTGTCATAAAACTCCATAAAGCGCTTGACTTCTTTGTCTCTCTTCGTCGCATTCTTGTAATACACAAACGCCTTGATTTTATAAGCTCTTTTCTTGATGAGCTTAAACAATGCGAAAATGCCGATAACGACTGCAGCCACAGCTGCAACAACTGCACCAACGATAGGGATTGTCGAGATTGCCACGCCCAACGCAACAAGTGTTGATGCGAGTGCGGTTGCAACAGCTGCACCAATGCCTATCGCGATGAGCGACCCAACACTTATCGTCGCAAGATACTCAAGAAAGTCGTCCGCCGCAAGATTGTAGTTAATGAGCGCTTGCAAAACCTCTTCATCGACCGCGTCCCAATCAAGTAATGTATCGGAAAAGTTCGATGCATCGGCGTATGTGATGTCCGGCGCAAATTTGTCGTCGGGGTCAACATCGTAGACTTGAACGTCTGCTCGTAACGCTTCCTTGAAGTTGAACGTAAAGCCAAGCGAGTTGATTTTCTCAACCCAATTGATGCTCTGCAACACCATGTTTTCACGCACAGTGAATTGCGGTGTGCTGTCTCTATCAACGATTTTGATTTTCGAGATTGTACAAAGAATACCCTTGTCTTTGATGTCTTCGAAGATTTTCTCAACTCGTGCTAAGCTCTTTCCTGCTTTGTCGATGAGTATCGCCTTTTTGCCGTTGAGCGAGAACGTTCCGTTAAGTGTTAAGTCAATCGGGTTCTTGTACATGTGGTCGGCCATCGGAGTTCCATTCACAGTCGGGTGTTCTGTTACAGTAGATGACGCCGTTATGTTTGTGTCATTGACTGTGTCGAGAATAATCGTGACCGCGTTTGTTGCATCATTCGGGTCGATATATGATATGAGAACTGCGTATTCCACGTTAACCTCCTAAGCCTTTTTTCGCCTCGACCATTTGTGCGTTAAGCATGTCAAGGTATGCCTGTTTCTGAGAGTCCGTTGTGCCGTTGAACGTGTTGTTATTGCTAAACGTTTGATTGACGACGCCGTTATTCGAAGTATAGCTTCCGATGATATCGTTTATGTTCGCAAGCTTTTCTTCATCAGACGTTTGTTCACTCCCTCCGAAAAAGTCCATCAACCAACCAAGCGCATTCACAATAAACTCCATCGCACTCATCGAGAGCTCCATGAATTTTTTGATTGTATTCTTGTTCTCCATGAAAAACTCGATGATTTCCATTTGCATATCAAGCTTGAACTCTTCCATCTCAATCTGGAACTGCAAATATTTGTCGAAGAAGCCGCTATCATAAAGCTGTTCGTACTTCTCAGAGTACTTCGTCATTATCTCTTGGAACTTGTTCTTTTGCGTGTCATTCATGTACCAGAGGTCTTCCTCTGACTGAATGCCCAACATCTGCTTGGCTTTGTCAAATCCGTACGACTCACTTGCAGAGAACCCGTAATTGAACGCATTCTCACGAGTGTTCGAGTTAGTTAAAAGCGAGCTCTGAAGCATTGTGCCGAGCTCGCTCCAAGCGTCTTTGAAGAGATTTCCTATCGAGCTCAAAAAGCTTTGTGCAAGACTTGAGAGCTTGTTGAGGAATTGACTTTTGAGGTTGCCAATCATAACCTCTGTACTCTCATCGAACTCGGTTTTGAAGTTTTGACCGAACTCTTCTTTCAGGCTCTCATTGCTGTCAATGAGCTCCTGCATGTATTTCATGAGCTCTCTTGTCGTTGCATCTTCGAACTTGTCGCCTTTGCCTTGAACTGTTCTATATTGGTCGAGCATCGACTGAGCTTGCTGCAAACTCGAACGCCTCGTGTTGTAGTCATCGAATTGCTCACGCATTTTAGCGATGCCTTCATCGCCACCGAAGACTTTTATTTTACGAAACGAGTCGAACAGCTTATCAATTTCTTTGACGCTATTTTCGTCGGGTGTAAATCTTACGCCCATATCAAGATGAAACTCGTCCATTGTTCGACCTCCTTGTGATTGTGTTTGGTGGACCTGCTGAGAATTGAACTCAGGTCTTACAACTTCCCGTTTAGGGTCTTAATCGCAATCGACACCATTTCAGGCCCATGTGTGCGGCGATTATTTCACGCCGCCAAGTTTATTCGCCCACTTTTCAGTGTAGAAAGAATAATAAGAGATGTTGTGCTTTTGTCTGTACTTGTCAAAGCAACCGCACCAGATGAGACTCGGCAAACCTATCACAAACAAGAACAGCGGTCCGAGTATCAAGCTCTGAATGCAATGCCCGAACTCATGTTTGTATGTGTCCTCATCAGGTGCGTAAAAGCAAATTATGAATGCGCCCAACGAGATTGCTCCACTCAATTTTGTACCCAACACTGTCGAGGCGCTCGCTTTTCGATACCAGACGTGGCCCTCAATCTTGTGAGACACGCATAAAAGAAGTATCGCGCCTACCAGAGTTTGGAGAATTCCCCAAGTACATTGCACGAACCAAAATAGAAACTTTTTCATGATGTACCTCCTCGAGTTCCCACGTTTAATTCTGAGACTCTTTGCGTTAGGTAAATAATTCCTATTACCTTTGCTACGAAGTATCTCAGAAGTCAAACGATGAACTCACGTGTTATTTCCTGATTGCTTTATGGATTGAACTCTTGTTGTATGCGTTCACCGTGTATAATTCATACAAGTCAAGAGCTTCCTCGCAATCATAGACGTCTCGCAACTCCGCCAGTGTTGCAAGCTTACTCGATATGAGTGCATAAATTATATTATCAAGTCGCTCACATTTGAGCAAGTCCAAGTTGCCTTCAATAGGTGGACTCGGTGCGAGTGACTCTATTCGGCGGACTTCTCGAAAAAAGGTGTTAAGAACTCCTTCATGAAGAACTCGACAAGCGCCTGAACTCCTGCAAAGTCTTCTTCGATGCCTGCCGGCAAATACACATTTGCATCAGCCTGTTTAACAGGCAGCCATTTGTCGCCAGCTTGCACTTCGAGTCTTTCGAGCACATCTGTAAAAAATTGCTTTGCACCCGCAACACTCTTCATGTCTGATGCCGAGCGCAATGCGAGTGCTTCAATCGCGTTCATCTTACGAATGCGATAAGTATTGTCTTTGTAGACAAGAGTTTTCTGTTCCATAATGTCTCCTTATGCTGTTCTCTTCCACATATAACATGTGATATACGGTTGTAAGTTATTATGACCCATACCTCTACCAGCTTTAACTGCATACTTTTGAGTTATGTTGGTCGTAACGCCATCTGGTATTTTTCCATCAATATAGTACGTCTTTGACGATGTATTATTAACAGTTTCAATTTTTACAGTATGCGTTATTGTGCCTGTATAACCTATAAATGTAGCACTTGTACCAATTTGTTTTGTATATCCTTGTGTAGACATTGACGATGATGTTCCGCTATGCTCATGCTCAGCCAATTCATCAACAGTCAATGTGTGCGTTTTTTCACCGCCTGTTTGTTCTACAGTCGCAAAATCCGTATCCGAAGTATTTACACCAACGGGTACTTTTCCACTACCCCACGCAACCCAAGTTCCGCCTAAATATGTTGAAGGATTGTCAGACGTCGTTGTAATAATAATATTTCCGACTCTACACACAGTGTTCAAAATTATTTGTTTTACATATTTTGAAACAGCGTCTTCAGTTGGTAAACCTTCTCCAGACTCAGAAACGTTGTCAACAATGTCGTATAACTTTGCATCTGCGCCATCAGTTCCAAAAACATGTTTATTACCAGATGCTTCGATAGATGATATTGTCGTATCTTTAATGTACAACATTGCTGGGTTTGTTGTTGCAGACGGTGTAAAGCTAATGTTTTTATTACTTGAATTACGAATTGTTATGCCTTTATTTGTCTTCATGCTTGTTCTCCTTGCATTTATTTTATCACGACCTTAATCGAGATAGCTGAATTTGTGTAGACCGTTACGTTTCCAGAAGAGTCAATTGCAGGTGAGTCGTAAGTCTCTTCCCACAAGCTCCCGTTCTGAACGTATGTGTGAACGCTTGGGTATGCACCCTTGCCATGTGTTGAGGCACTGATGGTCGAGTAATAATTGCCGCTCGAACCCGACCAGCTCGAGATTGTTGTGACGTAAGGCGTTCCGCCTCCTGCTTCACCCTCATAAAGAGCTCGTTTACCGTCTTTGCGATATACAATACCTGTAGATGTGACTCGAAACACTTTCGATCCGTCATCTTCATCATAGTATGTGATTGCGTCTCTATCGCAAGGCGACCACATATTGATGCCGTCACCGTCAAACCAAATGCCCGAATTTTCATCTATGCCTTGTGATATACCAAAGCCAATTGGTCCCCACGTAATGCCCGTATTCGTGCCCGGATAAGTCGGTAATGAGCCAACGTTAAACGAAACCTTTGCACTGTCGACACCAACGAACACACTCGATATGTCTGCAAGAGTAAGTACAACGTTCCCAGTCTTTGTGTTAACGCTCAACACAGGCACGCTCGGAATCTCATCTTGTGTTGCGATTTTCTTCCAAGCACCCCAAGTACTTGCGTCTGTCGCACTTCGTATCGCATATCTTGCTGTGCCGCCATGACCTTGTGCTGCAAGCTGAACAGGTAATCCGCCAGATAAGTCGCCCCAAGGTATGAGCGTTTGCACATAGCAATATGTGTCAGGCAAAAGCGAGTTGACTTCAATAGTCGTAGTATATTTGAACTCGTACACAGACTTCATCGAGTTTGCGCTTTGTTGATAAAAGCTTGGAGGTGAGTTCACATCTCGTGTGTCAGTACCTTTCAAAGCAGCAGCTTGTGCAACACTCTTGTTGGCGTCCGCAGTGTTGTCAACATTTCCAAGACCTACATCACTTTTGTTGAGCGTGACCGCGCCCGTTTTGCCTGCAACTGAGGTGACAGGCGCCGTTCGCAAAAAATCAGAGAAGTCAACAATCGTTCCGTTCACATTGCCATAGAGTTTTGCGACTCCACCGACAAGTCCAAACGCAAGCTCGCCATTCCCAAGGTTCGACGTAGTCGGCACGTTACCGGATGTTATGAGCTTAAGATTTGATACGATTTCAGCCGACGCCATACGTTACCTCCTTGTTGAAATTTTAGATTGTCGCAATTTTCAGAACAACGTCTGCTGCAATTCCGTTCGCATCAACTGTAATGCCCTGACCCGCTCTCACAGTAACCGCTCCGTTCGCAACGTTCAAGCCGTTCCCAAAGCTCGCAATACCCTTAGCAGACGCTGTCGCCGTAGGTAAGTTTGCCGCAGGAATTATACCTGTGATATCAGTCGTTGCAACGATTTTGTCCTTGAACGCCAGACCCTTCAAATCGGCGAACCACTTTGCGATTTTGCCAAGTGAAACAGCGAGCGTCTCACCTGTTGCAACATTTGCTCTCGAAGCAGCCTGTGTAAAACTTGTCGAAATGTCAGCGCCTGTAAGAACGACCGCACCTTGTTTGCCGTTTACTGATATGACTTTGCAATCAGGTGTAAGCAGTTCTTTCCAGTTTGCAGCTGTCAAAGCAGGCAAAGATTGCAGAATGAACGATTTGCTTACGTCTGTTCTGATAGCAACGTCACCAACTTGCGCATTCAAAGCGAGCATCGCCGTTTCACTGTCAACAACGTACGTTTCGGTGATTGCCACTGCAGGAATTATGCTCTCAACGAGCTTTCCGTTAGCATCCAACACAGGCACATTACCTGCAGCTGTTCCGACATCTTTCGAAGCAGCTGTCCCTAAACTATTGACGACTTCTTGTTTTGCGGTTGTGATAGCGTCTGTCACACCCTTTTGAGATATGACCGCGGTTGTGCTTTGACCTGTCACCTGAACGATTGTGACCTTTGCCTGTCCCTCGTCGACTAAGTCGTGCACGGAACCGTCGTAGTTGCCCCAGATGGAGGCTCTCGAATTGACGATACCGAAGCACATGTAGCCAAGAGGGAGCTCTTCAGGCGTAGGAACGCTTGTACGGGCAGAGCCGTCAATGAGTTTCAGGTTAGTTATGAGTTCCAAACTTGCCATTTTATGTCTCCTTTCGCCCCCCCCATGTACTGGGTCCGAGCAGATTTTAGATTTTCGTTATGAGCAGCGTCGGGTTTTCGATTGCTGTCTCTAAACTTGCAACTCGCTCTTCCAAAGCTCCGACGTCCTGCTTTGTTGCGAGTATCGGATTGACGAGAATAGGTTGTTCAGTGTTCACCCATTTGTCGTCAACGTATTTCCAACGAGTGTTTGTCTCAAATACGTCTGCGTAGTCGCCCGTAAATGCCGAAACCTTTTGCAAATCTTGTATTGTTGCGAAGTCGCCTTTGTACGAGTCATTCGATTGAATGAGCAGTGTTGCAACACTTACTTTTGCAGGCTCTCGTTTTTTGAGCGTCGCATGAAAACTTTTCTCAACCACTGCCATTCAATTTGTTCTCCTTTTTGAGTATTGTGAGACCGCCATTATGAATGACTGTTATAGGCGTTTGAGTCGTCTTAAACTTTACCGTTATATCATACGTACATGTACATGCGCTAAACCCAGATGTCAAACTCGAGTTAAGCGTAAGCGCAAATTGCGAACGACTTATCGACAAAAGCTCAATTTGCGTTTTGAGACGAGAGCAAGTAAAAATCACAGACTCAACATTATCGAGCGGCTCATCGTTTTGGTCAGTGATGTTATACAAAAACGAACCGTAATCGCCTTGCACAAGCTCGATATCGTAGTCGTCTCTAAGTTCGACCATGCAGTCACAACCCATTGCTCTCACCTCCTTTAGTATATGAGCACCTTCAATGCGACCTGAACGTTCGAGTAAACAGTTACGTTACCTGTTGTCCAGTCGATTTTCGGTGAGTCATACGTCTCTTCACCGTCAACGTATGTATGAACTCTCGGACGTGTTCCACGCTTATGTGTTGCAGCAGGAATACTGTACGAATAATTGCCAGCACTTCCAGTCCAAGAGCTCGTTGTCAAATCGACTTCGTAATACCCTTTGAGCCGAGTGATGTCCGCCTGAGCAGTGTCCATTTCACCCTCAAGCGTTGTCACTCGCTGTCCAAGTGTTGAGGAGCTTCCGTTTAACGCTGCGACCTCGTCTTCCAAGTTGTCAACGCGAGGTTCGAGAGCATCAAGCCTGTTCTTGTTAGATGTGATTTGATTTTGCTTGTCTGTGAGCTTATCATTTATCACACCCTCTCTCGTATCTGTGTACGACTTAGCCGATGCCAACACTGTGGCGTCGAGCTGGTCAATCGCAGCCTTGATTGCGTTCTTGACTTGTGTGACAGTCGACATCAAGCTCAAACCGTCGGGAAGCGTCTTGATATCGTCGCACATTTGCATTAAGCCTGCCACAACGATATTCGCTTGTCTCAACGCCGAATTGACTCGCAACGCGCTTGCAGGGTCGCCAGCTTTGAAGCCGTCAACCCTTTGAGCGTCTGTTGCAAACACAGATGCAGACTGAACTTGTTGTCCTGCTGTGGGTGAGTCAACCCACGGTTTGAAGTTGTTTGCCATAAGCTTTGCTCCTTACGTTATTTGAGAGCTCGTTACTCTCCTTTGCCGGCTAAATCACTAAGTGTAAGCGTTTTCTTGCCGCCCGTGTTTTCGCCCGTTTTGTTTGCGCTCGTTTTGTCACCCTTTACATCAGGCATTTTGAACTCGGTCTTCGCCTCAGTCACAGTGTTGAGGTCTTTCTGTTCAAGCTCGTCGAGCTTGCTTTCGTCGACCTCTTCTGTCGAGCCAATGGTGAGAATTTTGTCAGCTGCAAGCGCCTTAACGCTCGCCCATTCCGCGATTTCGGCGGGATAGCGATGTGCGCCCTTGCGAATGAGCACCTGATGTTTAGGCCATTCGGGATTGACCTTGAGTCTGTCGGGAACGTGTGCGTCAGGGTTAGTGACGTCCTTGTTCTGCAAACCCGTCGTGACCCGAATCGTCACATCCGACTGAATTTGTACGAACTTTGCCATTGTTGTGTCTCCTTTTTGCTCTTATTTATCTCAATCGACATCGTCGTTTGATATCATGTAGACGCGCAACACTTCGCCTGTCAGGAACCTGCAAAAGTGCTCCTTGCTTGAGAGCGCCCTGTATAGTTCGACGTTCACTCTGTTCACGTTAAGTCGTGTGACTTCCTGACCCATGAACTTGAGAATGTCTCTCACATTGTCGAACATGTACTTGAGGTTTTCGTCAGATTTGTCGTAAAAAACGAGAAAGAAGCGGCCTTTGTAAAGTGAGCGTATGTTACGTTGTATGCTCGTTTTCTTGGCCACGTTAGTCTTCTCCTATTTTGATATTCTCAAACTCTTCCTCAAACTTGTCGTCAAGCTTGTCAAGCTCGTCTTGTGTGAGCCCGAAGTTTATTTCGCCTTTGTTGACGTATTTCATAAGAGCTTGACCTGTGAGTTTTGGTGTCAAAACTCCCGCATCTTGAAGCTTAGCACACAAATCGACGAACGAGCTCAGGCCCTTAATTCTGTCCTCGTCCTGCTTTTTGACGAGTAACGAGTCAAATGTGAACTCCACCTTGTCGTCGATGTCTTCGAGCTGAAAGAGCAACCCTAAGAACTTCTCGTACACAGGCCGCAAATAGCTCTCACATCTCCCGTTTATTGTCTCGTCATATCTCTCCAAAGCATCAACGTCATTGCTAAAGCCTTGCTTCAAGTCACCGAACAACACGCCCTGCATCTCAACAGCTGCGCTTATCTGCCACATGTTTTGCTCGAGCAAGTTGCTCAAGCCTGTGAGTCCTGCAAAGCCGTGTTCCTGATATTCATCCTCTTTGTCTAAGAATGTAAGCGAGTTAAAATTTCGACCCCAGTTCACCATCTCGAGTCGTTTTCTCAATTGTTCTTCATTTTCAGCATCTTGACCCATGAAAATGCCGCGCATGCCAGCCATTTTGATGACCTCGATGAGCGACTTATCTATCAAACTTTGTACGCTGTTCTTAAGTTTTTCGTCTCTACTCAACTCGCCTAAGATATGTGCACCTTCAGCGTAGCCCCAACCCTGTAATTGTCCGTTTTTAATGAGCTTAGGCGCTGTTCGATGTTCGTATCGCAACACAAAGTCGTGATGCATCGTTTTCGTAACGCCATCGGCGAACGTCACATTGTACATTTTCGGCTTTCCATAGTCAATTGAGTTCATGTCGTCGACCATCTCGGAAGAAGGTGCTACACCGTACCAACGGTCAACGACGTAAAAGCGCATAGTCTTTGCCTTACGCGCTTTCTCAATGTCCATAGGCTGTTTGTAGTCGTCATCGCTAAAATTATCGAACAACATACACGCAATCGAGCCACCAAAGAGCGAGCCCCATTGCAGAAGATTTATAAAATCAGTGCGCTTTGCTTGAAGCTTGCGCATTACGTTTGAAAATTTCGGATTTGAGCCAGCGAGTGTGATGCCGCAGCGTATCATATCTTGTGACGGCTTGTCAATCACACGTCTGAACACCCAGCTCTCGTTATAGAGTGCGAGCCACAACCACCAGTTGAGCGTGTCATTGTCGAAGTTGTAATTCGAGAAGTGCTCGCTCACCTCTTTGTTGCCGATAGACAAAAGAGAGTTGCCGTATGAGTCTTTCATCGGCACACTCTCTTTCGCACTTTCAAATATTTTCTGTGCACTGTCTGTGACGCGATGTTCGAAGTCGTTACCTGCCCCGAGTTTCTCAGCTTTCATCATGAGCTCAAGCATCTCTTCTTGCAATCCGGGCATGTGTTGACCTCCTTCGAGTATAATCACAGAAGTGTTCTATTATACTTCTTAATTATATTATATCACGTTTTTTCACGAATGTAAACCCTTTTGATGCACTTTTTCGAAAATATTTTCTGCGTACACGTGTATGTACACCGTGAGAATATTCAGATAATGTACATGCGCATCACATGCGTCGTATGCGTCTTGTGCGTACACGTTATGTGTGATATGTGTATGTCGTGTGTGACATGTGTGACATGTGTAAGACTAAGTTACATTCAAATATAATATTAAAAACTGATAGTCGCGAGAGGTCTTTTTAAGTTTTAACTTTTTTTCCATATATATATACATATATATTTCGAAAGTAAACTATTTTATTTTTTCCTGTAATTAAAAAAAACTTAATTTAATAAATTTATATCTCTAAAATACCATTAAAATCACTAGCTGTTTTCGAAAGTAAACTAAGTCTTTTAACTTACTTTTTAACTTGTCTTCAAAAGTACTCAAAAAGAGCACTTCTTAAATTTTCAAGTAAACGTTTGTTTTCATTTTAAGTTTTTGAACTTTCTGACTCAAGATATAAAAGAAAAACTTAAACTCAAAATGAGTACTTTCAAAAAAATTCAAAAATGTATTAAAAAATGATGTACTTTTCAATTTAAGTGTGATATAATATATTTAAGATAAACTTAAAGGAGACCTTAAGATGTTAAAATCTATTGAAACGATTGCTTCGACGATAGACCAACAGGCTTTGCTTGGACGGCCCATTACAGACTGGCTGCCTATACTTGCAGAAGATTGTCAAGTTTATCAGCTTGATAATGGCGGTTTTTTGGCAAAGCAATTTTCACAAATCAACTTCAACTTTTGTGACGAAAAGACTGCGACCGAAATACTCGTCGATAATTTGCACTCGATTTTACGTAACAAATACTTCAAAGTGTTGACAGATGAAGCATTTGACCGTATTTCGCAGATTGTATCCAAGATGACTATGAATTTGCGTGCTGTGCTCAAAACAATCACATTCAACAAAGACAATGTCGGTGAAAATAAATATTTGCAGTACGCTCAATTCATACCTGACGGATGTATCGCATTTCGTAATGGCGTATATGATTTTCGTAATGCAAAATGGCTCTTTCAATACGAAAAAATTCAGCTCAAAACAGGCTCGACTCTTATCTCATATACAAATAAATATCTCGTTCGTTGGTATTTCAATTACAACTTTGAGCCGCTTGATTTTTCACTTGCAGACATTGAGCTCAAAGATTTTGTACAAATGTTGAGCGAAATCGACGATACTCAACACAATTATTGCTTTGAGCTCGCCTATAATATTTGCCACGATGCTGAGCACAAATTCAGTCTTGAACGTTTTGAACATTTGTGCCAGATTTTGGGTTATGTGTGTCTCAACTCATTTTCACAATATTTTGTGATGCTCGTTGGCGCAGGTCAAAACGGCAAGAACTCGTTATTTGATGGCTGTTTCACTTCGCATGTAATACCCAAGCCTGCGTCAAACGATTTAGATGCAATCGAGAACGACCGTTTCATTACAGGCACGCTTGAAGGTCATGCACATAATATATTTTTGGAAACATCTGCAAAAACGTATCGTGAGTCTAAGAACATCAAATCTCTTACAGGCTCTGAAGACCAAACAATCGAACACAAAAACGTCGCAAAATATTCGGGTATTATCAACTGCAAATTCGTGTTCGCAGGCAATGATAAACAAGAAGTTAAGTTCGCAGATACAACGAACGGCTTCTTAAGACGTATCAATATGTTCGAGATATTTTACACGTGGGATGTAGCAAAGTCGTTCTTAAAGCTCGGTGATTATTATGACACTACGTTTTCGCAAGACTTGCGAGAGCTGAAGACAGACCTGTTGAACACTACAATTTTCGTGTATCTTGCGATGTATGGCATCAAATCTGCAACGAATAACTTCACAACGACATTTGCGTTTACACATAATGAATGGAATGCTGAGTATGCAGACATCAATCATGATTTGAAAACACAAATCGAAAAAATTCGTTGCGAGCACATTTTTACTTGGTGTAGAACAAGCAAAGAGAATATGGAACTTGGTAAAACTGCGTTATTCAATGCGAAAAATCGACGTGGAATTATTTACACAATCACTGATGAGAATGACATACAAATCTTCAACTCATTCGATGCTCTTGTAAATGCAACAAAGCACGTTAAAGAGGTCAACGAAGATATTTACTGTGGCTCAGACTATATTGAAGACATCGACGAACTCTTTATGAGTTTACCGTTTTTGAAAGAATATCTCGGCATCGAAACTTCACAACACATGTTCAACAAGAACATTCAGAAAATTTACGGCACGAACTGCATTTCAAGATGTGGAGCCAATGTTGCGTGTATTCATTGCACATTCAAAAAAGGCCGTCTGCAAATCATCAAATAAGGAGACAAATCATGATAGGCAAATATAAAGGTCAAAAAATTACTTGTGTGTATTGCGGTTGTGTCTATACTCGTGAGTCTCTTTATGCGTATTGTCCCAAATGTCGTTCTGACCCCGATGAACCTTTGTGTGAGTACTCCCAAGCGGCAGGTTGGTGCGAGCATTGCGATGATGTAGCTGCTCAAGCATCTTGTAAAGAGACTGGACTTTGTCCGCTCGCTTAGTGCTGAGCATATTTCACATGCACGTACACACAAATCATTATAATTTACTCTTACACTTCCATAAATTTTCAAAATCTTTTTCAAAAAGTTACTCAAAGTAGTTTACTTTTGATGAAAGATGTGATATAATATAATCAAGATAAATGAAAGGAGACTTCAAATATGAAAACATTCGTACCTCACAAAATGCTCGCACTCAGCTTGAACACTCAAGCCAAGCTCGACAAGCAAATTCTGCGTGACAAGCACGACGCAATTCTCAACGCATTTGTATTGGACATGAAGCAGATGCTCATTGACAAAGAGTTCGTTGCTCTCAATAAAGAGCGTTCTGAAAGAAAGTGCTATATGCCCGCATCTGCAAGTGAGTTGAACGACTTGCTTTACAAAATCGAAACTACACTTCACAGCACGCCTTTCGATGTAAACGAGTACTTCAGCACATGCGCATTGCTCGTTGCACAACTCTCAGACAAGCTCATTGCGCTCGTTCAAACGATGTGAGGCATGATTATGAACGCGAACGCTCACAAGTCTCGCATGCATTACGAGTATCACACTCGACGTGAGCACACGCTCGAACGCATAGTGTTGAACATGCTTGAAACACATCGTAATGTACGTGAGCTTGCGAGTTATTATCAGGTTCCCAAATCGACGCTTTACGATTGGCTCAAATCTGCAGAATGCTATCTGCCCTATGACTTATACTCTCGCATGCAGAACGAGCTCTACTTACATCGATGCAAACAATGCAATATCTGGAACATCGGCGACCCGCTTTACTATTGCACATACGACGATGGTCCGTTAGACTAAAAGGAGGTCAAAACATGTTCGAACATCTTGAAAAAATGCGTCAAGAACTCGCTCAACAACACCGCTGGGACGCTCGCTTTATGCGCGTTACACAAGAGATTGCGACTTGGTCAAGTTGCATTCGTCCTGGACGTCAAGTCGGTGCTGTGATTGTGAAAGACAAACGCATTCTCACGACCGGCTATAACGGCGCACCATCAGGCATTGAGTCTTGTGCAGAGAAAAATCAATGTCTGCGTGAACTCGCTCACATTGAGTCCGGCACTCGACAAGAGGTTTGCTTTGCGATACATGCTGAACAAAACGCATTACTGCAAGCTGCAAAGCTCGGCGTCAGTGTTGACGGTTCGACTCTGTACTGTACACATCAGCCTTGCTCGATATGTGCTAAGCAAATCATAAACGCTGGCATAAAACGAGTCGTCTATCTCGAAGGCTATCCCGACGATTTCGCCTTAAAGCTTTTGCATGAGGCGAACGTTCAGCTTGACAAATTCAAAGCATAAATCAACATCAAAAGGAGATAAATCTATGCAACCCAACTCTTGTCCTGTTCTTACAGCAGAACAGAAAGTTGCAGTATTCAAACGCGAGCTTTCGTACATCGAAGACCTCGAAATTCGTACTCTTACAGAAGAGCTCATCGGCGCAATTCCGAACTACTTCTTCGACATTCCTGCATCGTCTACGGGCAAATATCACCCCGACTATGCACTCGGTCAAGGCGGACTCGTTCGTCATACGAAAGCTGCATGCTTGTTCGCGAATATTTTACGCACGCCCAATCCGTTACAACTTTCTGAATACGAACTCGACTGTGCGATCGCTGCACTCATTATGCACGATACACGCAAGTCTGGTATCTCCGACGAAGCAAAGTCGCAATATACTCGCTTTGACCATCCCATTCTTGCAGCAAATGCCGTTAAAACACACTTCAACTTTGACGAGAACTTCCTAAGTGTTGATGATATGGCGAAAAATATTCAGCTCATTCTTGACACGATTGCTCGAGGCATTGAGTCACACATGGGTCAGTGGAACACTTCGTCTTACTCACCCGGCGTAACGCTTCCCGTTCCTTCCGACCCGTTACAACATTTCGTTCACATGTGCGATTATCTCGCATCTCGTAAAGAGCTCGACATCAAGAATTTGTTTTGAGTGCCATGCAAAAGTCTTATCCTACGGCAATACATCTGAAAGACCTCGACCAACACAAGCCTGAGCCAGATGCTCCTGCTCAAACTGAGCCTGACTTGCGTGAGCAATTTATTAAGTCAAACCCGAAGAGCATCCCGCATGAGCTCCAGCTGATGTTGGTCGATATTCAGACAGAGTTCGCTCAATATCTTGTGTCGCCTCAATGCAAACTCTCAAATGACGAGGCGAATAATCTCTGGTTTGTCGTTCGAAAGATTTTCAGGAGTTATGGTCTGGAATAACTCACGTGTACTATATAATATATATATGCGTATACGCACGTGTACACGTGAGTTCACCAGATTAACTCTGAGACATCTTGCAGCTCTTATTTAATATTCTTATTATCTCACAAGTTGTTTTCTCTGATATATCTCAGAATAATTCTTGATACATTTGCAAATCTCAAAATTGCTTCAAAATTTTTTCTTAAAATGTACCCAAAAGAGTTTACATTTGAGAAAAAATGTGATACAATATAATCAAGATAAAATATTGCCGAGTCGCCAAGTGGTTAAGGCATTGGACTTTGACTCCATCACACATACGTTCAAATCGTATCTCGGCAGCCATTGTCCAGACGGTTCGAGTCCGTCCGCTGATTAGAAGGAACGCTAATTATAATGGCTATGGACACGTGCTTCAGTGGCTCAATGGCAGAGCAGGTGATTTGTAATCATCAGATTGCAGGTTCGACTCCTGTCTGAAGCTCCATCCCCGTGAGATGAGGCGTGATTTGCTTGAACACTCCGGTAAACAATGCCAAGAGTCTCTAAGAATAAGAATGCTGGCAATTTGGGAGCCTGACCTTTTGTATCAGCATTTTCGCCAGAGAAAATGGATTGACGACCTGCAAAGACAAGTGACTGTTCGGAGAGACGAACATATATTTGAGTAAAGGAGGTTGTCATGGCTCGTACACCTGTCAAGAAAAAACAGCAAGAACTCGCAGCACAAGAACGTGCTTTGCAGATTGCTCAAGACAATGTCAATCAAATCGAGCTTGCATATAAGCAAGAGCTTGAAACGAACCCTGACTTCTCTCTTGTTGTTGACCCGCTCAACAAATATAATTTACCCGTCAAGACAAAAGAGTTCGTCAGGCATTACATTGAACATCGCAACATTGCGACAGCTGCGGTATTCTGTCACATTGAAAATGATGAAGCACTTGAGATTTTTACATCATTCCCAGTTCAACAAGAGATTAGACGCATCTCTCGTGCATTGTATCATCGTCAATTCTCGAAAAAGATGATGTCGCTTAACGAGATAGGCGGTTATCTCACATCGCTTATTGAGGACAGCGAAATTCCTGCCGCTGATAGATTATCGACTCGCGATAAGCTCGCAGTAATACGCATGCTTATTGAGCTCAATCAAATGAAGCTCGCATCGATGGGCGACCCGTCTGTGTTGATGATGCGTGATGTGAATATTCTCGTCAAAGATTTGAGTGTGGGAGCAATTAAAGCATTACTCGAACAAAGCAAACCTTCAACTCCGCCAAATCGTGACATCGTAAATGCAACAAACACGATGCGAATTCAGAATTCTGAACCGGTTCTTACACCTGAAGAGGCTGCATACATTGAGTCTCTTCCTGCAGATGAAGCACTTGCTCTACTTAACGAGCAATACAAATAAAGGAGGCACCGAATGAACAAGCAAATTTACAAAATCGCCGGCGTAACAGAAAACGACTTCAAAACTTGGTGCAAAGATACCGGGCGAAAGGCGTACAAGCCTGAAAGCAAAACGGAGTTCTTTGCTCGTCTTGCCGACGGTCGTCTCATACGTGACGAAAAAACGCACAAGCTTATCACTAAACGTAGGAGTAAATAATCATGGCCAACATGGAGACGAACGATATGAAAGTTCAAGCATCACAATTTTTCACTCTCAAAATTTATTTGCATCGACGCAGACGCCCGATAGAACTCGACGGTTTGACGCAAGACGAAGTGAATAACTTCAACGCAAACGCAACCGCAAAGATGTTCATTAAGTACGGGCCTGTGTTGATTAGAACTGAAGCAATCGACTACGTCGTAATTACGCCCTCTCACTAAGCCGAGTATTTTCAAGTCGAGATACTCGGCTTTGTCATCTCAAAAATTTAGTAACTTTCCGAAAAATTTTTTGAAAAAAGTACTCAAAAGTAGTTTACTTTTCGTTTCAGATGTGATATAATATAATCAAGATAAAACAAGGAGGACCATACAAATGGCAGACATCTATACGATTGATGCTACTGGCGGTAAGTTCACGCAAAAGCGTTTCAACGAATTCTGCTCGTACATCAAAACAGAGAACGAACACGTGCATATCGTCGTCGATGATATTGATGAGTTCGTTCCCTACAATCAGCTCAGGGCGTTGCTTGAAACAAAAGAGCTTGCCGAGATTTTTGAGAGCAAACCGAACGATATATGTTCGTTCGCTTGCGAAGATGCGGCACTCATCGTTGATACGAACGACGTAACCTGGTGGCAGAAACAAAAGGACTGCAAGTTCGTCAGAACCGAAAAGCTTTTCTCCGAGGTGCAAATCAACACCGCGTCTCAGCCCAAAGAAAAGAAAGAAAAGACTTCGGGAACAACGACAAGCCGTTCTCGTACTCTCAAAATCGCAGCAGGCGTTCAAGAGGGCGCCGACATCAACGAGCTTGAGCTCTTTGAAGGCGACAACAAGTCTTGTGTTGTGTTCATCAACGAATACTTCGCAAAAATGAATATTCGTTCGAGGTTCGATAAAAACAAGACTGTGAAGTTCGTTGTTGATTATCATGACGACGAGGAGCTTTGTATTTCGACAAACTGGAAGACAATCGACGAACTCGAACTTGAAGGCGTGGTGCAAATCAAATGAAGTTATCACACTCGAAACTCGCAAAGTTAATGTCATGTCCGATGAGCTATCGGCTTACTTATGAGCTTGGTATTTGGACGAAAGTCGAAAAGCCTGCTTTGAGTATCGGTTCGGCAGTCCATTGGGGCATCGAACACAATACATGTGACTTAAGCTCGTACTTCAAAGAGCAAGGCACTTTCAAGCAAGGCGACACATACACAAGAGAGCAACTCTTGTCGGAGGCGATGGTGTACGGGTATCTCAAGCACAAAGACGAGATATTCGAACAAATTCTTGTCGACCCCGATAATCCGGACGAAAAGCTCGTTTTGGAAGACGAAACACATGAGCTTTACGTGACGGGCAAGCTCAAGTCGTTCTTGCAAAATCAGGACCATCACGATTTTGTGGGCATAGTCGACCTGTTGTTGCTCACAAACAAAGGGTTCGTCGTAATCGACTACAAAACATCGACGTATGAACCTGACTGGGACGGTTATCTTGACCAGATTTATCGCTACATCTTCATGTTGCAGTCCGAGTTTCCGGACGTTCCGGTCGTAAAGGTCGGCATCATCAACATCAAGAAGACGGCGATACGTCAAAAGAAAATGGAGAACGAGTCCGAGTTCTTCAATCGAATGAAGTTCGAGTATGAAATCAACACGGAGAATTACGTGAACTATCACGAGTTTCCAAAGAAAGACATCGACGAACGTTTGCTCAACTCGTACATCGAGAACTTATCAGTTATGGCGGACGCGGCTCAGACAATCGTCGATAACAAATTGTTCTTCATCAACTTCTCAAACGCAAAGACGTCGTACGGTAAGTCGGACTTCTACGACATATTCTATCACACGCCGAATGCGTACGTGTTGTACGCTATCACCGATTTTGTCTGGGACGAAGATGAAAAATTATTCAGTGACAAGCGTGATTGCATTGAACTCGATATGAGATGTGCCGATGCAGATTATGCAAAAGTTTTGAATAAATATTCATTGTTCGAACCCTTGTACATCGAGTATTTTAAGGACAAAATCGCGGACGAAACAACACTCATGCAATTCGTCGAATATCTTCGTTCGCAATACTACATCGACGACGACTTGATTTTGCTTTATCTCAAGACGCTCAATATGAAGCAAAAGGTCGTTAAGGCATTCGGCTGTGTGAACGTCAACGAAAAGTACGACAATCTGTTGTACTCGTTCAATCAAGAAAAGGAGGTAGAAAACGATGGCACGGAAACCGAAACCGAAGCTTCCGCTGGCGAATAACTGTCGAGCTTTGAGCAAAGACGAACTTTCGTTCATGAACGCGAAGTACGAATTTTGGATTGACGGCGACAATGTGTGCGTTCGGTGTACGAACAGAGCTCGTATCACGTATCATCCGAAGAACGAAAAGTTCAGCATCAACATCAAGCGCGTTCGCAAAATCACGTACAACATCGTTGCAATCGAAATGTTCGAACGCTTTCAAGCCAACGATGCTCGCAAAAAGTATTCGCTGACGGACATCCAAAACGCGCTCAACATCTTGCGCATCACCTATCAGCCGATAGACGAAGAGCATGTGTTGGCATTACTCAACAAATAACAAGATAAAGGAGAACCTATATGAAACGTATCAAGATGCTTCTCTACGGAGAGCCCGGCGTAGGCAAGTCTGTGTTTGCCTTGAAAGCGCCGAAACCGTTCTTCGTCTGCACAGACGGAAACTATGAATGGCTGGACGAGTTCGGCGCAGACCCGAACGCACACAAAAATGTATCGTCCTGGGCCGACATGAAGGACGTTCTTGAGTCCAACTTTGACGGTTACGAAACTGTTGTGGTTGACTTGCTCGAGGACGGCTTCAAATGGTGCGAGCAGGAGTACTGCGTTCGTAACAAAATCGAGCATGTCTCTGACGTTGGTTACGGCAAAGCGTACGACGCAACGAGGAACGAGTTCTTTATCACCATCTCGAAGCTGCTTTCGATGGACAAGCACGTCATTCTCATCTGCCACGGCATTACGTTCACAACGAAAGACCGCCGAGGTGTTGAGCATACTCGTTATGCACCCAGCTCGCGTATTCCGGACAAAGTGCTCGACATGATTGAAGGTAGAGTTCGTTACTGCCTAAGATGCTACACGGCAGCGGAAGAAGAGCCCGACGGAAAAATCACGAAAAAACGCTTCCTCTCGCTTGTTCCGAAAGAGAACGAGTTCGGAATTATCAGAGGAGTCGATGAAAATGTAATTCCTCATGATATTCCGCTTGATTTTGATGAATTTGCGAAAGCGATTAAGCTCAATCTTGACATTCCGGAACCGGTAACCGCAAAGAAAACAGGCGTAACAACCGCGGCAAAAGCAAAGATTGCCGAGATGCCGGTTGAATATGTCGACGAACTCGAAACAAAACCCGAAGAAACTTCCGCGCCCGAAACCGCAGCATCGCTTGATATGAAAGCAAAGCTTGCGGCGCTTAAGGCGAAAAAAGCAAACCTCGACAACGCAACACAGGCGGCACCTGTTGCAGAACCTCAGCCTGCACCGAAACAGGAAACGCCGGTCGCTACGGGCGATGTCACAACTCAGCCCGATGTTGAAGTAAAGGTAAGTGAAAACGCACCTTACGAAGACAACAACATTCCTCAGACTCCCGCTGCAGAGTCTGCACAGGAAACAGTCACGGTTCAGCCGGATGATAAGCTTGCAGCAATCAAAGCAAAATTAGCCGCAATGAAGGCGAAAAAATAAGGAGAACTCAAAATGGCAAACAACGAAAAAGACATGAAGAACCTGTTCAATCAACTCGACGAACTGCTCGGCGCATCCGACATTAAAGACGTAAGCGCCGAAAGTTCCGGCTTCGCGCAGCTCAAAAACGGGTATTATCTCTGTGAAGTCAAGAAAGCGGAGCTCAAACCGAGCAAATCGAGCGGAAAGCTTATGGTCGCATTCCAGCTCAAAGTCGTCGAAGACGGCACGGACTTTACGTTCGACGCAAAATCGAGACCGACGCCGGTTACGCTCAAGGGTACGAAAAATCGCACGATTTTCAAGTACTTCCCGTTCAGCGACGAGAACTCCGTACGGCGCTTTGTTGCGGACATGCTTAAATTCGAGGGCGACGAACCCGGCGTTCCTCTTCTGACGAAGGAGTACTTTACGAACTCCGAACTCATCGAAGACGCGCTCGAGGTTCTTACCGGCATGAACATCTACGTGCACAATGATGTTTCGACGAAAGATGATGGCACCGAAAGCGCATGGGTTAACTTCGTCAGCTGGGCAGCTGCGGCAAAGCTCGGATTGAAGGTGTAACGC